GGAAGGCAGCCATTCGATCGGGCCGCCGATCAAGATTGATAACCAGGCAACGATCAAACACACGCTATGGACTCCCGGCAACAGAATTGAATCGGTAGTCAATAGTCAGGCAATCGATGATAGACCAGTCGATATTGCCCGGCTCGCGGTATTCATTCATCCACGCGGCAAGTAAAACAATCGCCTGCTTGATCGGGGCCGGAACGGAGACCCCGGTAGAGCCATAGCCGAACGAGGCACGAATCACAACATCATCGGCGTGCCCCAACGTTGACGGCCACGACTGGTTATACTTGAGCCGCACAGTCGGCCTGCCGTGCTTCTCGCCCACTTCCCAAATCGACGCATCGCACGTCTGAAGTACCTGGCTGGAATCAAGGTACTTGACTGATATAACACCAGCGGAACTTAGTGGAGCGAACGGTAGGACCATCGGATTCGAAAATCCGGTGTAGTACACGTCGTATGTCTGCGTAATGAACTTTCGGCCCAGCCGTGATTGCAGTTTTGCCGTAGCCGCCCTCAAGTAATCGTTCAACGTGGCGTCCTCTTCCGTTGACGTCATGCGGATCTGATTCCGCAATTCATCGACGGATACAGGCAGAACGGCCGTCCCCTCAACCAGCACTGGTTCTTTGGTATGCGTTTCACTCATTGATCGGTGTTTGGCTACTCTGCCGCCGCTTGCGAAGCGACTTCTCCAACGGCGGCCCATCATCAAGTTTCTCGGACTTAGGTCCAGCAACTGATACAGGAGGAACAAGCTGTTCCGCTCGCAAAATCTGCGGGCGACGAATCCGAAAACCTATGAGTTGAGAAAGAAGCGGCGCGTACATGGAAAAAAACCTCCAAAGTGCGGAGCCGCTGCCGGAGGCGGTCAGCGACCCCGCGAACTGACGCCATCCGGCGTCAATTACCGATTGCCGAAGCCGGAGTCGCTTCCGCACACCGCGGCTCGGTAAGAACGTAAAGGATCGTCCCCAACTGTTCGGTGTTGCCAACGTCGGCCACGGACGCACGAATGCAGTCGAAGCCGTTGTCAACATCCAGTTCGTCGGCGTCGAATTCCACAACCCAGATTGCCTGCTCCTCGCCAGCGGTCGCGCTGGTATAGGTGTTAGCCGCGGCTTGCGTCACCTTCGTAAATTTGCCGATAGCCTGCAAATCCGACCCCTGCTTCGTGTAAATGTCCGTGAAATTCAGAGCCTTGACGTTTCCGCCGGAAACGTCCGTTGCTTGCTGGATCGTCAGCGTCGGATCTTCGCCGGATCCACCGGCGGACTTGATCATCACGATTGCGACGTGATGATATTGCTTCAGCGAAACGTAATCACCATCGTGTGCCGCCGTAGCAAGATTAACTGGCGCAAAGCCGATCGCAAGTTGTCCGTTTTCTACTAAGCGACTCATACAGAAATTCTCCTATTGGAAGGGGTTAAGCGCGAGTCGCCAGGGTCAGAAACGGCGACAAGGAATTCGAACCGTTGGCAGGCGTGATCGGCGCACTCCACATCGGTTCGCCGTCTACGCGGTAGGTAACGCGGAAGGTCTGCTCGTCCTGCAAGAAGCGAACGTGGATCGAGCTTGCCACTTGCGGCCCGCCAGCTTTGTCTACCAGGAGATACTGCGTCGGATCGGCGAGGATGATGTCGCCCACTGTGCCGAGCGTAGCACAGTACTCAACGGGGATTACTGGGCGGCCCATGAGGGTGCCGAATCGACCGGTATTTAGGAGCGTCCCCGCCGGAAAGTATATTGGGAGCACTTCCGATGTGGAGGAATCGCCTTGAGTCAGCAACCCGAGCTTCCAGAGTTGAGGCTCGGTATCCTGATTGACGAACCAAACGGCGTTCTGTCGAGAACGACTTGGGAGCCGCGCCCACATCTTGACAATATTTTCTCCCCAGATCGTGGCTGCCGTCTGGTTCGATTCCTTCGGGATGCTGACAGTGCATCCGGCGTTTAGAATCCCCATCGGCTGACCAGCGCCTGTACCGTTGATGATCGCGTTCTCAACAAGCCAGATTAGCTCGTCTCGGAAGGCGTTCATCATAAGGGAGCTCGATGCGCTATAGTCCTGCATCATTTCTTCCGTGATGTAGCCGACACAGGCAGCTTTCTTAAGCGATAGTTCCAGTCGGCCGAACGTCGGCTTGGTAGCGGTCGGAGCCGTTCCTTCATCGACCCAGTACCCCTGGACACCGCCGTAGCGGCTACCGGTCGCCCGGCTCGTCTCATTGACGTAAGGCACCTTAAGCGTGTTACCGACGAGCGAGGCCTTCGTGACACGCGAGAGAATCTCGCCAACCTCGAAGACCTGCTTAACGAGCACATCGCGGAACTCTGGCGGTATCAGAAAGCCACCGTCGCTGTCGATGGCCGTACCAAGCCCGGAGGCAGCCGCCATCGGCATGGTGCGAGAAATTGAGTCGTAAGCCGCCTGATCACGGGCGTCCAGTTGAATAAGACGGCTATCTGTGTTGGCGGCGTTCATGCCAGCATTTTTGACCTTGTGAAGCCATTCACCGAAGCAAGAGAAGCGGCCAGAGGCTTCACCACCGATGATCTCGGGACCTCGAGCTGCATGGGCCTGTGCTGGAGGAGGAATCTGTCGCTCCCATCCAGCAGCCTCGTCAAGGGCCCGGATCGCGGCCTTGCGGCGGGCTTCCTTGGCGTCTAGATCCTCAATCTGTGATTGCAGGTCAGCGGCCTTCGCCGTGTGTGACTCGACCGAAGCTAGTTCCTCATCGGTGAGATCGCGGGTTTCCGCCTTCGCCTTGTCGGTGATCGCCTTTGCGGCGTCTATTTCCGCGCGGCGGGCAGCAAGCAGTTCTTTGCGATTCATAGCGTTTTGCTCCTAGGTACAGCCGCCGGAACTTCGGAGCGCAACGAAAAAGGCGCGGGGCGTCCCGGCAGCTACTCTAGTCCAGTAGTTGCCATGATGCTCCGCGCCTGACTCGGCAGAACGCTTCCGCACCGTCACGTCTGCGCCGGCTAGCGAAACTCGGCCGCATAGCCCACGCAGACGCCGTTTATAAATCTTAGCTTAATCGACTTTAGCGGTCCCGCAAAGGCTTATTTTTGTCAACCACCCTGATGGAGCGCGCCGTTGATACGCTTTTCTCAATCGCACCACGTCGTACCAGGGCCTCGATATGCTTCTGCGCCCCGGGAACCGAAATTCCGAAATGCGCCGCCACGTCACGCACGCTGGGGCTGTAGCTATACGTTTGCAGGTACTCGCGGATGAAAGCGAGGATTTCGAATTGGCGAGGGGTCAGTGATTCCATACGTTTGCCAAAGCAATCTGCGCTGACGCCGTATTTACCCGTCTCCCGGTGCTGCCCTGCGGCGTCTCTTTAATAAGGGCCGACAACACATCCTCCAGGGTGGCAATCCCATCAACCATCCCTTCGGCCTTAGCGGCATCAGCCATCACCAGCCGGCCTTCACCAAACCCTTTCCGCACGTTAACCGTCTTGACGCCGCGGTTCTCGGCTACGCCGGCTACGAACTTCTCATAGTAGACATCGACACCCCTTTGCATTTCAGCACGGGCCTCATCGTCCAATGGCGCCCAAGGGTGACCCTCAACCTTGTACTTGCCGGCCGAAACAAGCGTCGTCTTGATGCCAAAGTTTTCCTCCATCTTCGAGATATCGACATGCATGTTCCACACGCCGATGGAACCCACCTGGCCTCCCGACGTGACAAATAGCTTCGTCGCCGCGGACCCAATCCAGTAAGCCGCTGATGCCGCCATGCTATTGGCGACGGCGTAGATCGGCTTCTGATCGCGTAGAGCGCGAATCTTCGCCGCCGTCTCTTCCACGCCGAACACCACGCCTCCGGGACTGTCGATGTCAAGCACGATGGCCCCAACCGATTGGTTGGCAACCATTTCAGACATGGCGCGGCTGATCCAATCAGTAGCAATATCGCCGTACCAAAGATCACTTGCGTGCTGAACGATCACACCGCGAATCGGGATCACGGCAACGGAACCCTTGGCAACCTTAATCCCAAGGCCGGTGGCTGGCGAACCGGTGATGATGGAATCGGATCCCCAGGTTGTAATTGTGGGAATCCGTGGCGGGGTATAGTGTCCATGGGTCGCCGCCCGTACTCGATTGAGTACATCCAAACGTGATTCAGCAAGCATAGCCCAGACGGAAGGCAAAGGCGCGCCCCACGGTAATCCGGTCTGCCGTCCTCCGCCATCGCCGCTCGCCGCCGCCTCGAATAATCCATCGTGCGACTCGCAATGCGAGCGGGCCTCATCGGCAGACCAAGTTTCGACCGGGTAGCGATAAGCTTGATCCACCCATTCACCACCGTCCTTCTTCTTGCCGTAGATTACGTCATACTTCTTCCCCTCGTGCTCGCGCTCGCCGTTCTTGCGGCGGAACTCGGAACACTCTTCAGGTGAGAAAACCCTACAGGCGTGTTCTCCGTAATATGGCATGATTGCGTTCCTTTCTTTATCACTCCGCATCAAGGGCCGGCAGCACCTTGAGCACTGACACGATTCTCTGGACAAGCTCCGTCGCCCTGCTTGCCTTCCAGGCAGCTAATACCCCAGGTAGTTGTTCCGGCGTCTTGAGGGCTTCGTGGATCATTCCCAACGATTCCGACACATAGGCCGTTGCAAGCCCGGCTAGCTTCATTTCACAACCGCCGACGTGCAATAGCTCCATCGCAGTTTCGAGCGGGGCCCGCAGCTTTTCGCGGAAATAGCCTTCATGCTCGCCGTAAAACTCGGCAAGCCAGTTGCGGAACCCATCAAGCGTGTCTTCTTTCGCTCGCCGCTTGAAAGCGTTTTCCAACGCTTTGATTTCCTTGGTTACGATCTGTTGCGCGGCATCAAGAAAGATCCCGGCGAATGAACCAGGCTCAATACGTGATTCATTCCCCGGACGTGAAGAGGCATCAACCGTGATTCGCAGATGGCGAGCGCCGCTTTCATCGGGCGTCACCTGCTGCGCCGTCGGCGGACGGCTCACCGGCACGACTTCGCCGTTCTTGATGATAGCCATGTTCACCGGCACCATGAGATAGTCGCCACCCTCCACGGCGTCCATGTCTTCCATACGAAGCACGTCGTTTGCCGTAAGCCATCCCCACTGCCGCCCGATGGCGTAAGCGTCGTATCGACTCTTCATGTCGCCGCGCAAAAGCCCGGCTAGATTGTGTTTGACGTACAACGGCTCGTCGGGAAAGTATCGCCGCTTCAACGCCGATTCAATCCGCACGCACCACGGCAAAATGGAATCCGTTGACCAGTCGATATTCATCTGCTCAACGGTGTTGTAGTTGCTCTTGAAGAGATTCTGGACCTTTGACGGCGGTACGTCGAAGATAGAGCAAATCTCGACCCGCGTAAACTCGCGAGAGCCGAGAAACTCCGCGTCTTTGAGCGGCATCCCGGTCATGGCCTCATACTCGATTCCCTCAGCGAGAAAGCCGAGCCCAAATGCATTACCCGCCGTCTTGAATCGCTCATTGATCTGGTCGAGCATCCGGCGTTGCTCTTCGGGATTCAA